AACCGTTTGTAAGTCCACGTATGACCAATTCCACCTGGCATTCCAGCGGCGCGAGTGATACTAGGTAATCCACTATCTTTTGGAGCGCGATTACGCTGGAAGGTGATGTAAGTATAAATCCATTCTGTAATACTAGTAAGTTCGTCTGGGGTGTATAGACAAATCTGCATTGTGTCATATTGATGGACGTCATCTTCATTCTCACAGTGACCAAGGAAAATCATCGCTCCTTCGTTAGTACCACCTGTACCTCCATATTGATCTGTGCGAGGGAATGTCCAGCACATTTCAGTTTTGTTAAGAGTTGCACCAAATTTACGATATAGTTCACGGCTTCTTGGAATGATTTCATTTCTAAGTTCAGGATAGGTTCTTCGCATGAAGACCTGCTTAAACTTAGGATGTTCGTGCCATCTGTGAACAATTCCATAGAGAAGTAGTACGTCTGACTTTCCTGATCCTGCACCGCCTCCATAGAATCCCTCTTTTACTGTAGTAGGTAGAGATAGAAATTGTTCCTGTTTAGGACTAGGTCTCCACTCATTTGATGTGAAGACTTGAGATTTAGTAGGATCGTGCATTTGAATTTACGACTCGGTTAATCTCAATGATTAGCGTGGGCCTCTACGCGCCTCTAGTCCATTCTCATCCATCTGCATTGGCTGCTGTTGCATAGGTTGTGGAGCCTGCATACCCGGAGTAGACCCATATAACTGCTGCATAGGATTAGATGGTCCTATACGTGGCATGATATCAGGACGACCCACTCCACCCTGCATCAACTGTTCAAACTGTTGACGCGCGCGTGGATCAGTCATTCCAAATCCACCACCTATATTATTTGGACCCATATCATGTGCGCGTGGTTCATTTGGATCATATCCAGGTGGCATCATTCCACCTTGCTTCATTTGTGGATATTCCTGTGCTGGTGGTGGAGTTGGTAGTGGAGCTATTGGATAAGACTGTTGACCCATAGAGCCACCAATAGGCGATCTCATTTTATTAGGACCAGCCATACCTGACATAGTATTCTGAGATTGCATTCCTGGTCTTTGTCCAGTCAACTGATTAGGTCTCATACTTTGAGATGGTTGACTAAATCCCTGAGACATACCAGGCCTACCCTGCATCATAGGATTAGCCTGCATCTGTTGTTTCTGAGCAAATGAACCTCCATTACCCTGTTGCTGAGGCATGAAATTCATCGAAGTCTCCCAATAACTACTTGTGCAGTATATCCATTAGGCTGACCACCACTCGAACGACGGAAATCGAAACTAACCTCTTGGCCTAAGTCATACTGTACTTCATTACCTACAAATCCATCGAAACTGACATACTGAATGAAACATGCGCGCTCACATCTGGCTCGCGTATGTCCTTCGTCTCCATAAAACAGGCCGAAAATCCTGCCGTCATGAGAGATCCGGTGATCGAATCGTAGGCTATCCTCCGCGCACGGACTAAATATCCTGTGTGCGGATTGACTTCCACCAAAATGAAATGGTTGGGGCCACGCCATAATGTCGATTGGAACAATTGACTTGACTTTTGCAACTTCATAGAAACCTGCATACGAGTCAAGTGGAGTATCTGACTTCACACCAGCTCCACAGAAATAATTAAATCCCTGATTATTTAGGAGAGATTGGACAGCTAGAGCACACATGTGGTTAGCATCGACATCACGACCATCATAACAATGACTAGGCTTAACACTAACTTCATTTCCTGGTCCTGTGGGTTCATCTTGCCATCCGAATTTACTCGGGGGATGTCCCTCCCAACCTACTGAGAAGATGTGGCGGATTCTATCATGGTCTTCGCCGCCACGATAACCATGAATTGCATAAAAGTCTCCACCACACCATGCTTCAATATCTTCACTAGATTCAGTAGGAGGAGCCGTCGTAGTTACGATGACTGTGTTGCATTCCGCCTTGAACTCGTCGAGTGCGTCGGAAATCTCTTCCTTACTATCTGCACCTGTTTGCCACGCTTCATTTCCACCGAACACATACGCGGCTGTTTGATTTTCCCGCCCTCTGAGTGCGCGTCCAAGTTCTCTGAAAAAATCTTTATGATTTCCTTCCCAGAGTTTGTAGTCCCCAAGATTGTAACCACCCTTCATGCCATACTGATCTAGGAGATCGCCGAATAGACTCAACTTAGTCCAGAAGTCAGACGTATATCCAGGTCCGCATTCTCTACCAGACCAATATGATCCACCTAATGTACCGAGATTCATCCAGAAGTGGATGAGAGGATAGCCTGCTGATTGTGCTGACTGAATGATGAGTTCAGCTTTATCAGGATCGCGTGTAAATACTGAAAACAAATCACCGATATGAATTCCAATTGGATTCACTCGACCTGCGTCATCACAATATCCAGCATTATCTATACGTAGTTGACCTTTAATTGATGATTCAACAGGCTCAATGACTGGCGGCTTCTGACTCTCATCCCATATTGGTTTCTGTTCAATATACTCGGGGGTTGAGAGCCACCATGCTTCAAGTGTTTCTTTGGATAGATTTGACTGACTATCAAGTACACTCATCTCATTGAGCCACGCGCACATGAAATCGGGATCTTCCATCGGATACTCACCTCGCCACGGCGCGTGAGTCCGCATAAGATCATGAATTGTCGCAATTTCATGTCCAGCCCACATTCTATAATCTGACATATTAGTCTCGCTTCAATGTAATTAATGTATCAGCTGTAGCACGAATCCATCCACCATATACACGCGCAGCTCCGCCGGTCAGAGTTACCGGACTATTAGCTGTAAATGCTAGGGTGTTAGACTGAGTGATGGTAGGTGATGCGGCGTCAGTGAATAGAGTACATGCAACTCCTGGAAGTGCATATATCTGATTTGCTACCATCGTGGTAGGCGGACCTATTGGAAGTAATTGAGTAGGCATTACATATCTGCCTTTCGATACGGTTCTTGTGGTGGTTCTCCTTTACCTGATTGAACCTTACCTTCCTCCTTCACACGCACATCCGGTGAACTCGCGTGTGGCTTATTCTCTCCCATCGGCGGAGTCTTAACTGGATCGGATGGCCGCGTGTCCTTTCTATCTCTCTTCTCCTGTTCTCTCAATTCCTTTTCCTGATTCTTCAGTCTATCTGATCTGGATAATTCACCAGCAGCAAGGAATTCAAATTCAACAGTGTTGGAGATCAATCCATTACTATTCTGTACACTAACTGGGAGTGTAGTAGCTGTGATCGCAGTAGACATATCTACTCCGGTCTTCAGTTCTGTATTACTCACAAAAGTAGTAGGTTCTTCTCCACCATTCCATAGAATAGTTGAACCTGACTCGAATCCTTTTCCTGTGACATGAATATCGAAATTGGGAGAACCAAGAACAGCTGATGTAGGATTAATTGATTCGACTTCAGGAAGAGCAACTGATGGAGTAGTCAGGATATATCGAATCGCATCATACATCTTCGTAGCGAATCGACTATCTGATGCGCCCAAATCCAACACATCTCGAATCAATCTATCCTGTTCAGGACTGACATCCAATGACTCCGAATTGGTTAGGACTGGACGATATGGATCTTGATGGAATACTGGTGTACTGGGCATAGCTCGCTCCGTTTGTTGAATTAATGACACGCACTTCGATACATGCATGCCCCGCCTTCGGCGGACGTACAATCGAATTGATTATTCCTGAACTGTGATAGTATCGTAACTCCTCTCATCCTTGAATTGAGGAGCGAAGATTACGAACTGTGGTGCCTGATTGGGTTGACTAGATGGATCGACCTTAGGCTCAAGATTCTTGATAATGACAGACATATCCTTGGCGATGCCAGATACTTTATCGGCATCGAGATAGTCTAGCTTCTCTTGAGTGATGGCTGATAACGCAGCATTGAGAGTTTTAGCTGCGCGTTTCGTAGCACGTTCTCTCGACTTATTGATGTGAGAGAGGATTGATGACTTGGGCTGATTGTATGAACTAGTGGATGTCGCCCCAACCGCGTATGCTGAAGCTGAAGATGGAGATAGGCCGAATTCAGCAGCTAGATTGACTGCACTAGCCCTACCATTCAACAGGGCTTCTTCTCCTATGATTTTCTGGAGAGATTCCGGTACAGCCACATCTCCGTCTTTACGTCCACGTTTAGGAATCTCCTGAATGACTGGAGTATCTGGTCCAACGATAGGACCAGTAACTACAAGGGGTTTCTTCACATAGGAAGATAACTCCTTCTGGAGATCAGCATCAGATACTATACCAATTGGCATGACTACACTACTCCCCAAATGTATCCAATATTAAGATGTGTAGGGATGGGCCTTTTGGGCCATGTCCAGACTAGCACGGGGTCGGCGATTTGTCAAGTCCTTTAAGTCGTTCGTTTTCAACTAGTTGCGAGCGGAGCGAGCTAGTTCATGACTGAACGGATATGATTATCTAGTATAAGTATATTCTCACT